GTTGATACGTCTGTAACTATAGACACTTCTATAATATTCAACGCTAAAGATGGCATATTCGACCCAGCAAAAGGAAATGTATATCGAATAAGCTTCGGTTATCTCGGGTTTGCAACAATAAGCTTCGAAGTAATGACACCAGAGGGCTCATGGGTGCTTATACATAAAATAGAATATCCAAACAGCTCAACCGGAGTTCATATTCTTAACACAAATTTGCAACCCAGAATAGAAACCGCGAATACTGGCAATAATACAGACATCGTGGTAAAAGCGGGCAGTTTCAGCGCTGGCATTATAGATGGTGGTGAGTCAGACCCGTCAGCTAGAAGATTCACGTTTGCACAAACGGCTCGTTCTATTGTGGCCGGAACCATGATGGTTGTAACATTCAGGAGTAAAGCAAGTTTCAATAGTTTAGTCAATTATATATCGTCAGTATTTACCCTCGTGTCTTTCAACACAGAATTAAACAAATCATCACTCTGGGAACTCGAAACAAATGCGACGATCACAGGTACACCAACATGGATCGATATAAATGCAAGTGATTCAACAATAGAATATTCAGTAGACGCTGTTGTTACCAGGGGAACAGGAGCTTTGGATTTTTCTATCCCTATGGGTAAGCTCGATAGAGAATTAATAACTGATTTTGAAGCGCAAGATGTTGAATTATTACCAGAGGATTATATAACCTTGTTTATAGTCACACCAGGCGGGACGACCGGGACGCTTGATTATTCACTTAGGTGGAAAGAGTTATTTTAAATTGCCAAAAAACTATCAAAATCAAAACATGAAAAATAAAACATTATGTCAGAAATTCAAGTTGTTCCGGATTATTATTGGTTTAGATGGATTGTTGTTGGCCTCATTGGTGTTGTTAGTTCTTTAGGGATTTATATCTTCAGAGCGATCAAAAAAGATATTGAAGAAAACAAAAAAGCTCAGATCAAAGACCATGAACGCCTGAACACACTTGAAGCCGAGCACAAGGTTTTTCATAAAGATGAGACTGGTATCAAATAACGGAAATAATCAGAAATCCCAATGATATTTCCGGTAATTTACAATATTAACTTGACAATATTAAAAACTATTTACTAAACTGATTAAAATCATAAGAAATTTTGATTAAAAACACAAAGTATCATTATGGCAGCAAAAATAAGCATAATTGGTGAGATCGGCTGGGAGGTTGAAGAAAGAGAGGTACAGGCCCAATTTGACTCAATCGACCCACATGAAGACCTTGAAATTGATCTAAGCAGCCCAGGCGGTTCAGTATTTCAGGGAGTGAAAATTTCCAACATGATCAGAGACCACAAGGGAAAAGTAACACTAACAATTTCCAGCCTTGCCGCTTCCATGGGTGCTGTTATTTCACAACGTGCCGATATTGTCCGAGTTCACGACGATTCCACTTTCATGATTCACAATCCGAGAATGTTTAGCGGCGGTGATTTTATAGAGTTTGAAAAAAACGCGAAAATATTGAAATCACTAGCCACAATGCTGGCGGGCCCTTTCGTGAAAAAATCAGGGCGACCAATATCAGAAATTCAGCCGTTAATGAACGCAGAAACTTGGCTTTTCGGTCAGGAAATAGTTGACGCCGGTTTTGCTGACGAATTAATTGAATCAGAAAGCCCCGAAGAAAAAGACGACGCCGTTGCATTTGCAAAATTGCAATTCACAGAATGCATGGCAAAATTGAAAAAATTTGAAGGAGCCGCGGACGATCACAAAAATATAGCGGCGCTCTTACCCACTGACTCACCCAAACCGGCCATTCCGGTAATCAAAAATCAAATCATGGAGAAAAACATGACATTTGAAGAATTCCTAGCAGCAAACCCGGAGGAAGCCACACGGATAACAGCCTGGTTGACCGACGAGGAAAAAGAAAAAGTACAAGCACTGGCACTGACTGACGTTTTAGCCCTGGCACCACTGGCAAAAACAGAACACGAACAGGCAATCGAAACAGCCACAGCCGAAGCAAAAACAGAGCTTGACGCGGATAAACTAAGCGAAGCAGACGCGCGCTACATTGCGACAATCATCGGCTCCGAAGCGTATCAAGGCAATAACGCGGTTGTTAATACTGGGATTGATACTTTTGCCGGAAAAAATGATATGAAGAATTTCAGAACCGTTGTGGCTATGGCAGACCAAAACGCGGAAATGATTAAATCGTTAAAAATCAAAGCCGGACAACCGGACGCAACACCAGCGGATGAAGGGCAAGGCGATCTGATCGGGGATGGTAAAAGTATAAAATCTCCAAAAATCCAGGCATCAATCGAAAACATTAAATCTCAAATCGGAGTTTAATCATGGTAACCATGCAAACTAAAACAAATTTTGACACTAGAGGCTGGGACATGGGCGGACGTGCGGCTTTTAATGATGATATCACAGTTTTACGAGAAGCCAACCGCACATCAGGCGATATTCTGTTTTTGACAATCATGTCAATGGCAAGCGCTTCACAAAAAATGTCACCCCTAACCGATGTCGACCCGGCACTTGTTCCAGCAAGTTTGGCTTGTGGAGCCATAGGTGGAACGGCGGCAGAATTTGCAGCACTGGCAAGCGCAAGTTTTAAAATCGGCTTTGATGGTGAAGACGTCATCGAAATAGTTTGTGACTTTTCCGGTCTTGACAGCGCTCTTGATACACCAGGCTATATGACCTGCGGAGCAATCGGCGCTACACTACCCGAAATGGCAGCAGTTGCAGACGGACAATTCGGAATCGGATTCGACGGGCAAACCGTTATACAAGTCGGCCCTCTTGATTTTTCAGGGATTGATACCATTGAAGACACACCAGGACAGTGGCTTTTTGGCGCAAACGGCGACGTTGTCGGAAACTGGGATGCACTGACAGACGCTTCCTTCTCATATGTTGTTGATGGTGTCGCATATGACACAGGGCAAATGAATTTTACGGCGGCCGTAACGTTTGACGGCATTGTTACGATAATCAATTACCATTTGGACGGTCATGCGACAATGCATTATGATTATACGCTCGATTTATTCAAGTTGATCTCAAACAAAACCGGTGAAACTTCCACAGTAGCAGAACCGGGAGCACCAGCAGGCGGAACCGACATATCAACAGCCAGCTGGTTGAACGCACCAGCAGGTGCAGCTACAGATGGAACCGGCGGTGAAAACCTCGGACAGACCATGACCAGCATTATCAATGCCGGTTTGCTTGGTAGGGGTGTTTGTTATTTTGACGGTGACGCCTTCGTTTTTATTTCAAGACGGGCCGGTGAAATTTCAGTTGTCAGCGATCTAACCGCAGGCACAGCCGGAACCGACATTTCAGGAGCAGGTTTTTTGAACGGTCTCGCAGGTACAAACGTGCAAGGAACAGGCGGTGAAGATCTTTTCGAATCAATCGTTGATATCATCAACGCTGAATTAGCCGGGCGCGGGACAATTTCCTTCGATGGTGACAAGTTTATCTTTTGGTCACCGACTCAAGGCTACGGCTCAGCAGTTAGTTTTTTGACAGCTGGAACGGTTGGTTTCGACATATCACAAGCCATAAAACTCAACGGATTAGATGGAACAGCTGTTAAAACAGCAAGTTCTGGAGATGAGCTGACCTCAATCCCAATCGGAATTTTCGGAGGCCCGGACATTCTCGAAGCTGATATAATTGCCGCCGATGTCGAAGACCAAAAAGTCATGACATCAGGCGAGCCAAAATTTTTCAACGAAGATCAAATTGTTCTGGAAAATAGCCTCGACCTTGACGACATTGTAACCGCAACCGGGAAAACGATCCGGTACATGCTTTATGAAATCGGCCTTATCATCGAGCCGACTTCAAACACCGAACAAATTGCACCCGTTAATTAACCGGCTGTGATTAAAATCTTAATAAAACATAGGAGTTAATTATGGCCGCACCGCTCGCACCAAACGCATTAACACAGTTTTTGTCTGAATTGTTTTCAGATCTTGACAAAATCAAAGTCGCAACCTCTCATATGTCAATGTGGGGAAAACCCGGATCTGAAGACATCACCCAGATTGTATTAAATGCTCTGGAATTCAGTTATGATATAATCAGGGGCACAAATTTCATTTCGGATATTAACCCCCGCTCTATGATCGAAGCCGAGCATAATATCGGCGGTAACATGGAAACCAATGTTGAAGATATTTATCAAAATGTCGCCAACTTGTTCCCGATTATCAAAGAACGGACAGCCGTCAGCCACGATCAGACTTTTAAACGTCTGGCCGGACAATTGGCAATAACAAAATTGTCAATGGGTGAGATGTCGGCCCTTGAAAAAGCGGCAATCCTGTTGTCAAGAGGTGTCAAAGTCATCCTGAAACAAATGGCCGGAAGAATGAATTTGGTTGCATCCGAGGCGATCAGAACCGGGAAAATCACGCTAAGCGAAGGCAGTGAATACGATTTTGATAGAGCAACAGCGAACAACGGGACTGTAGCTATTACATGGGATAATGTAGCAACAGCGGTTCCAATTGCAAATTTGGTCGCACTGTATGAAGCCGTTAGAGATAATGGCCGATGTACTCCTTGGTTTGTCGGTCTGGGATCAACTGCCGCATCTTCATTCTTCGCGACAAATGAGATAACCGAGTTGTCAGACCTGAGACGAAACAATTTTATTTCAGGCGGGCGAGATCTTCCAGCACTGCCTCCAGGTGGTGACAGAATGATCGCAAATGGTTGGGTTTATCAAGCCTATCTACTGACTCCACAAGGTTATCCAATGTATATATTTGTCAACAATGACAATTACCAACTGGCAAACAAAACATTCACCAATTTCCAACCGAAAGAAGACGTGTTGATGATGGACCCGAGCATTAGACTTGATAGATTTTACGGCCCTAACGTCCGCTGGAATCTTGACACACCGGAAATGAGATTCATCAATCAGGTTTTTGGTATTTCAAATATGGTCGCCACGATGCCCGAGCAAGTCGGAGAAGGCAATGTTGAACCCTGGATGTTTTACCATTATCCACAAATCAATGATGGACACACATCATTGCAAATTGAATCAATCACCTGCCCTGTTTATGTTCCGACACAAGTTGATGGAGCCGGACAAATCGAAAACGCCACAGCTTAGGAGACCACATGGCAGATGAAAAAAAACGGGTTGCTTATTGGTCAGACACAAGAAGCAACTTGCTGGTTGAGCCTGTTATCAGATTCGGCGATTCTGTAACAGATATTTTGACCGAAGAAAGAAAAGAATATTTAGCCAAGCGCGGAAAAGTCACTTTTGAGCCCGTAGAAGAGGAAGAAAAAGCGGATTTGGCGAAAACTAAAGCTCTTGAAAAAACGCTTGCCTCAGCAGAAAAACGGATAAAAGATCTTGAAAAAGATCTTTCCGGCGTTCCGAAAAATGTCACCGCAGCGAGAAAAGAGATCAAAGATTTAAAATCTCAGATCGTTGAAAAAGATATTGAAATTGAGGACCTGACCGAGCCAAAAAAAGGCGGTAAATAATGACCGATAAAAAAGACAAAACCGAGCAGGTCAAGCCCGAAGCAATAAAAGCCAAGGCAAAACACCGCAAGCTTAGCAAAGAAGAGCTGGCCGCGCTGAAATGCACAGCACCCCAGGGAAAGCGTGAGCTTGCACCCGGTAAAAGTTTTTGTGTCGGTGCCAAGAGTTTCAAGCCAGCAATTTTTTCAGTGCAACCAGACAAAGCTGGAAACGAAGAACTGAAACGCGACAGAGTAAAATCCTGCTACGTTCCTGACGCATTGCTGAAAGGCATTAAACCGAAAGACGGCGTTTTTCTGGCTAAATAAAACATGAATATACGCGAACATATAGCAACCGAAGGACTGAAAACGTCCATTGAGGGAAACTACGGCTTGCCAGTCATTCTGATACCTCCAGACGGCATCGAAATCAATACGAACACAGACGGAGACCAGTTAAAAGGCCAGGTGCTATATGATCGCGAGAGAATGGACCCGGACAACGGCGACCTGATAAGCATAGGTGAGACAAAAGTTACCTTAAGAAAAACGGCTCTTTCCCAAGTGCCTGTTAATGGTGAAACTTGGTATTGCAAAGTACCAATTAATCCAGCTTTTCCGGATGTCATGACCGATAAATATCTTGTTGAGGGAAGCCGAGCAATTGTAGACGGCCGGAGCATGGGTTTTATAACGCTTACACCTATCACAGCGGGCCAATTATGAGCGGAATAGACACCCCAATGAATTTCGAGGTATTAAGGGACTCGATAGAAACCCTACTCGAATCATTTGCAACAGGTAGATACCAAGTCATAACCGGGCAGAAACAGGATATTGCAGACACCGAAATGAAAAACGATAAAAGAATCATCCAGCTCTTTTATCAGGATGGTAATTATCCGGAAAAAAGCTCAACAAAAGTTTCATTGCAGCATCATTGCAATTTTACACTTAATTATTACGTAGCAAGCCCGGCGCTTGCAGATTTGTCTGTTCTTGACAGCGATTCAGCAACACCGGCACAAAAAACAGCGGCTTTAATAAATACCGTTAAATCATTCGGCAGAGCTGACAAAGCAATGGACGAATTCAGGCGCATGATTACACAGATAATCATGGACCCGGCAAACGAACAGCTGGGAATGCCTGAACTTGATAAAAGCGGTGATCCGGTAGCAAATGATAACATACCAGGAAGAAAACAAGTTTCAAGTCGCTGGCTGTCAAACTTCAGCAAATCTCAACCGCTGGACAAAGGAAACCTGACAACCATCACGGCATCAGAACGACTATTTTCAATCGTAGACGAGACATTGCTCGGAGTAACAGCAACAGCACCAGCATCAGACACATACGACATTGAGCACGAATTTAATACACAATCAGATCCAGACGACGCCGACCCAGCTATCGCAGGCGTAGAAGTAGACGCAACTTAACACGGCACGACCAGACGCAACCTAAACAGGAGCCAGAATGAGCTTAATTGATAGTACCAGCGAAGCCCGAGCAATCGGCGTCGGCGCAAAGAATGAAGTTTTTATCTTTTCAGGGCAAAATGTTCAATCAAAAATCCTGATAGCGGCGCAATACGACCCAGGGAAAACATTGGTAATAGATAACGACCCAATCCGAATCTTAAGCGCAAACGATTTAGGCGATAAAGCCGGTTTTGGTTTTCCAGCTCACAGAATAGCAATTGAACTTTTCAAAGGCACAAACGGGGCCGGTGAAATTTGGTGGAGCCCACAAGCAGATCCCGGCGGAGTTGTTGCAGACGGTGAAATTGCATGGACAGGACCCGCAACCGCTTCAGGTGTTATCAGCCTAAGAATCGCAAATGAACTTTATGAAGTCGCAGTCCCAGACACAACCGACATCGAAGCCATTTCAGACGCATTTGTCGCGCTCATCAATGCCGATCCAAACACGCCAGTTATCGCATCAAAAACAGCGGTAACATTTGAAACAGTTCTGACAGCAAAATCAATCGGCGCGCACGGCCTGGATATCACAATCACACTCTCAGCAAATACAAGCATAGGCGAAGCACTCCCCACAGGCGTAACCGGGACGATCACAGACATGTTAAACGGAACTCTTTTTGCTGATATTGACGACACACTGGCAGGTATGGGAACAGCTGGAACCGACGACGTGAACGAGAAAGGGTTTACACAGTTGATCCATAACAACGGTCTTGACACCGACACGATGGATAAAATCTTCGCTTATGTAGGAAGTGCAAACGATTTCACAGGATGCTGGTCAAAACTTGTCGGTAGACCGTTTGTCAGCCTCACAGGTGACACAACCCCAGATGCCGCAGGATTAACAGCGCTTTCAGTGATCACAGACGCAAGACTGACAAATCAAGCGGTGGGTATTCTTGCCGCACCAGATGAGGACGAAATCCCCTACGAGATCTCAGCACTTGCAGCCGGAATAATCGGAAAAATCCACCAAGCAGCCCCCGCTGTTAATTACAGCGAACAAGTTTTGAGCGGCGTGGGTGGTCGCTCTGTTTCAGCAGAGCGCTGGACAAATAACTACTCAAGCGGACGAGATTTCGCAGTCAAAAACGGAATATCACCAACGAGAGTCAAATCCACACAAGTATTTTTGCAGAATGTCGTGACAATGTACAGACCCGCAAGCGTACCAACAGCGAGCAACGGCTGGAAATCATACGTGTCATTTTTTGTGCAGCTGAACATTATCACGAATCTTCGTTTACTTTTTGAAGGCGAAGCATACAAAGGATTTTTCATCGTCAAGGATAAGTCCCTGGTAACAAATTTCGAAGCCAGCAAAAAAGCCCGGGATCTAAACGATGTCATAACAGACTTGAATAATTTCATTGACGGTTATCTTACCGAAGAGGGCCTGATTTTTGACGCTGAATTTGCCAAAGCAAACAGCACAGTTACATTAAGAGCAGCCGGAAACGGATTTGACATTGTTCTAAAAGATTTCGAATCAGGAGAAGGACAAATCATAAACATCGAACAAACATTCGATAAAAACATAGCAGCCGCATAGGGGGCATAAATGGCAAAGTCAGGCACTCTAGGAAGATTGACAATAAACAGGCAGGATTACCCTGTCATGAATGACGCCGATGTGTCTCGAATATTGGGAATATGGGCGAAAGAATCAATCGCGACCACAGGTGACCCAGTCGAAAAATTCACAAAGCAGACAGAAACAGCGGAAGGGTTCGACGTTGGATTAACAGGAGCACAGCGTGAGAATTTAAGGGAAGTTATCAACAGCAAAGACCCCGCGCCCTGCTCATATGAATCACCAGCCGGTGACGTGTACACTTGTGACGGATATGTCAGTGCAACCGGAGACGTCACCCAGGATGCAAAAGTTACTCTAAAAATCGATCCATCCAAAGCAGCAGGCTGGACAGCAATCACGGTATAAATGGAAGAGACTGAAGAAAAAAAAGAGCCCGCGGACACAGCGGTTTTAAGCAAATTCGCTCTTCCCAAAAAAGAGCGTGAAATCTCAGAAGAAAACGCGCTTCCGCAGGTCATCATGCTCCTTGATCGATACGGGGTTGATATTGAAGCGATTGAAGACGAAGCAATCAAAGCCAAACAAGAAGCTCAGGCGCAAAATCTATTGAGGCTTGTTAAATGCGGAGATATGGAAGTATACGACGAAGGCGGAAAAATCAAAGTAAAACAGCACATCCGCCACAGGTCTAAAGATGGCAACATTGAATGTCTTGTATACGGTGAACTTGAAGGCGAAAACCATCAAAGTTTGAGGATAGACGCAGACGCGAACGGATTTGAGAGCATTCACCAACTTTTAGGGGTTATGTGCGAGACAAACGGCGGAAAAGCAATGATTAAAAAATTGAGAGCTTCAGACCTTAGAAACGCGGAGGAGATAGGCACGTTTTTTTTATAATAGTTCGGTCCATGGATAATATGATGGGCAAATTATTTTGCTGGAAATATGTAGAGTTTCACAGGCTTCAAGAAATGACCTTTTCACAGATGAAATGGTGCATTGATTGGGTAGAATTGTATGACAAACCTCAATAATAATTCCAAATACCATGGCTCTCGGTTTAGAAGTATTTACAGAATTCAAAAACAAAGACGCCCAGGTAAATAAATCCTTCAAAATGATGGCGAAAGGTGCCGTCAATTTCGGTGAGAAAACAGACCGAGCCTTCCGGAAAGCCTCCAAATCAGCAAGTATGTTCAAATCAGTAACAGGCGGAATCCTAGCAGCCGGTGCCCTAAGCCGTGGACTCGGTTTAGTCGGTCGAGGAGCAGCGGCGGCGGCTGGCGGTTTCTTGGATCTTGACCAGAATGTCACAGCAGCAGCAGCCAAGTTCAAAGATTTAAAACCAGGTACAGAAGGGTTTAAAGATTCTCTCGAAGCCCTGAAGAAAAGAGCGCGAGAAGTCGGCAGAGACACAGAGTTTAGTGCCGATCAAGCCGCAGGCGGTTTGGATTTCTTGGCACTTGCAGGATTTAAATCAGCTCAAGCTATGGCGCTCCTCCCTGGAGTCACAAATCTTGCGACCGTCGCCAATCTTGATCTTGCCACAGCAACAGATATTGCTAGCGACAGTCTCGGCGCTTTCGGTCTCATGACAGACGACACGACACAATTAACAAAAAATTTCAACCGTGTCCAGGATGTCATGGCGAAAACCACAGCCACATCAAACACAAATCTCCTACAATTATTTGAAGCGGTCCAAAAAGGTGCCCCAGATTTTACTGCAGCCGGTCAATCAATCGAGACATTTTCGACATTAGTCGGAGCAATGGCAAACGCAGGGATAAAAGGCGGAGAGGCAGGAACAAAACTCAGAAATATGGTCACGAGATTAGCAAAACCAACAAAAGAGGCGGCATTCCTGATAAAAGAACTTGGTATTGAAGTGGCAGATGGAAATGGAAAATTCAATAATTTTCTTGACGTAATAGATGACGTGATAAAAGGCACATCAAAACTAGGAGAAAAACAAAGAACTGCAGCACTTGCAACAATTTTCGGGGTAAGGCAAACAGGGGCTTTAAACGTAATAATGAAGGAAGGAACAGAAAGACTAAAATCTTACGAACAAATGCTGATTGACAGCGGTGGAGCGTCAAAGAAAATGGCTGAAATAATGCGTTCCAGTCTCATAAACAGGCTCAAGTCTTTAGGTTCAGCAGCTCTTGAAGTCGGCTTCCAGATTTTTGACGCATTTGATGAGAAGGGCGCAAAAGCAATTGATAGTTTCACAAGAGTTTTGCGCGGTGTGAATCTTAAACCGATTCTGGATGATCTGGTTTCATTTTCAGAAAGACTTGCCGAACTAACAGCAAAGACAGAATTATTTGTACAGTTCGGAAAAACATTTGACGCTTTCTCAGCCACACTCAAAACAACGGGCGAAGCATTAGGATTTTTTACAGATTTGTTTCCTGAATTACCGACGCAATTTAAAATACTGGACGCATTATTGGCACCCATCACAGCCAAACTAAAAAATATGGAACTTGCTTTAAAAGGCATCAATTTCTTAATACAAAATATGGGCGTTGTTGGTGCCGAAATCAAAAGCGCGACATTAACAGGTAGAACAGTTGCGGAAAATGCAGCGATAGCAGCGGGAGCAACAGAAGCGGCGTCACCAGCTGCAACAAGACAAGCTTTCTCAGGGACTGAACGCTTGGCACCGACAAGACGAGAGAACCTACAACAAGCAATAAATTTCAGCGGACAGCTAAACATTGCAGGAGCCCCACCGGGTTCAACATTCGAACAGGAAAAAGGACCGCCGTTAATCGATGTTAGTTTTTCAGCAGCACCGGCGGGACTATAACAGCAACAGGATTATAACAAGGAAACAGGATTTTAAATGGCAGACTGGGAAGACAGGTTAAGCGTAAGTATGGAATTGATTTCACCGCTAGGGAATTCATTTTTCCCGCTATGGCGTGGTGACCCGATCAGAATCAGCAATAAAACCGGTGTGCATAGTATCCCAGGTGTTGCAGGTTCAAGAGTCCAAGACCAAAAAGTAAACGCTACAATCTGGCCGTTAACTCTATTATTCGACGGGCCTGACAACGATCTTGACGCGGAGGAGTTCAGGCAGACATATATAAAAGAATCTGGAAAATGGGAGATTTTCCACCCGACCAAAGGCCCGTTGCTACTAACTAAAATCAGTTACGGCGAACAGGTCCAACCCGTTACTTCAGGTGGCATAACCATTGTCGAAACAGTTTGGATTGAAGGTCTCCCGGATTCAGAAGAAGAAACAGCGGCGCAAATTCAAGCGCAAGCAGATTTTGCAGCTCAACAAGCAAACTTTACAGCGTCTAATCAGTTTGACAGTAACGCAAAACAGGACACACCAGGACAAAAGCAATCAATAATCACGACAATCGGCAAAACCATCACAGCCATACAACAAAAACTTGCACTGGTAGAAAATTTTTCACTACTGGATCCACAAATTTTAGCAATAGCCGCAGCAATCGAAAACACATTAACAGAGCCGTTAATTGATACAAGCAAACTTGCCGGACAGATGCAAAGTTATGTCCAGATATTTACCCTAGGCCAAGTCAACGCAACGGACGGCGTGACAATGTATCAAGATTTTGCAGATGAAGTTTTGACAATTGTGCCGGAAGAACCAACAGATAATAACCTATCAGCCATAGCGGTAACAGAGTTAGTAGCATCGGCAGCACTGACAGCAGCCGGTCAATCTTCATTAATCGGAGGCATTGAATCCAGACCGCAGGCAGTGTCAACAGCTCAAAAAATGATCGGCATGTTTGATGAAATCACACAGCAGCTCGATGAGATTCAGACACTCTATCAAGACAAGCCAATTGATCTGGCTTATTTTTCACAGACAAATTCATATGGTGATAATTTGATATTAACGTCAGAAGCAACTAGATTTTTATTGACAAGTGTTTTTGCACTTCCGGCTGAGAGAAGAATAATTTTAAAACAAGACGAATCAATTCCGCAAATCGCCAAAAATGAATATGGGAATATTGGAGATGACACAGACCAGATTGCGAATATAAAGCGGCTGATTAGTAGTAACAATTTATGCGGAAATGATGGATGGTGGTTACCAGCTGGGACTGGATTGTTGATTTATCAGGCGGCGTGATGAACGGTCTGGTGATGAGCCTTTATCCGTTGTCCTTTTACCGGATCGGGTCCACGGATATCACAGATTTATCCCGTTAACATATTTAATATAACTCATAACCAAGTAGATGTCAAAACCAACAAAGGAGAGCATGAAACATAAATTTTACAAATGGATCTGGCGGGAACGCTTAAAAGAAGACAAGGTATTGAAGGTAAAAGGGTGGAGAAGCTTTATAGTTGTTAACGCGGGGGGCAATCAGCAAACAATTGCCTGTTGCAAATGGTGGCTACAATGAAACCAACACCCGGCGAAATATACACAACTATTCAAGGCGACACCCTGGAATCAATTGCAGGAACCGCCCTTGGTGATCCAAACCGGTATACTGATATATTAGATGTCAACCCCTTACAAATTACCGTGACATCAACCGAGCAGCTACCAACCGGAACAAGCCTGATAATTCCAGAAGATGTTGACCGTAGTTTTTTACGCAGACAGCAATTGCAGAACGGACTTGCGGGGATAGTATGAAAAAAGGATGGTTTTGGATTTGCCCTATTTTTTACGATAAAGACAGCCATAAATTAGGGCCTAGATTTTTGTTGCTTTCATGGCTGTTTGAATTTGTGCTTTTTATTCATCATTCAATGCTTTTCGGTGCTGCAATATTGGGAATTGATATTGAAGATTGTTATCCTATCAGGATGAACAGGAAATGACTCAACCCTTCGACTTAAGATTAAAAGGCGTTCCGGCTCCGGTCGAGGTGAAATCCGCCAGATTCACAGAAACCTTTGACAATGCAAATGATGGATTTACAGCAAGCATTATCTGTGACCGAACCAACCAGCCAGAACTTTATCAAGCAATCACAGCAATGCAAGCGACACCTGCGCAAGTGTCACTCAACGGACAGCTGAAATTAACCGGGAAATTGACAAGGACAAACCCAAAAAAATCAGCAACAGAAACAGTTTATGACATAGCTGGATGGTCAAACACGTTTAATTTTGTTGATTCAGAACTGGTTCCCCCATACGCGATAGAAAATAAAACGATTCATTCACTGGCGATCATAGTCGGCAGGCAGACAAACACAAAAGTAAATCACACAGGTCCGAATCTTGATAAATTTGATCGTGTTACAGTCACACCGGGAATGACAGGTTTCCAATTTATCGCTCCACTTGCACAGCAACGAGATCACGTTCTATCAAGCACAGCGGATGGAATCCTTTTACTACAGCAAGCAGACATAACACAGAAACCAGTCGGGACAATTGAAGAGGATAGCGAATTTTCTCTTTTTCAGGAAGAATTCAAAGCTAGTTTTGATTATCGACGTAGATTCAGAACGTACAAAGTAGTAAGCCGTAGGCCATCAGGATCAGGTGAGGCCACAGCAACCGATAAAAATATAAAAGATCCCAGACACAAACTTATTTTCGCAAATGATCAAATTGTAGGCGGCTTAAGTGCTGTAGCTGAATATCAATTAAAACAGAGAATCATTGAAGCACTGACAATGCAAATACCTGTTTTCGGTTGGAATGCGCCAGATAAAAAACTATGGAAATCAGGGACATTAATAACAATTATTTCACCAACTATTTTTATTCCGGACGGCTTCACGTATTTTATCAGAGCCGTTGAATTTATTTTGACCGAGACAAAAAAAATGGCTGTTTTAAGCCTGATTCCGAAAGAGGTTTATACCAGTCTGCCTGTTATTGAACCCTGGTTTCCAACATGACACTAAAGATGAAGATAAGCACTGGAAGATTATCGAATTCGTTAATAGACAGAGATAACGAAGATATCGACAGAGATCTGTTGGCACCTGAAAAGTTCACTGAATTGTACCCAGTTGAGAATTTAAGCAAGCCAAAAACGTTCAAAGAGCCCGGAAAGGTAAATAGATTTCATAATGCGTTGATAAGGTTGCTATGGGCGTAATCCTAAACGAAGACGGGAAAGTCATTCGGGTTTATACCGGAAAAAATCAGGATTCAACAGATGACCGCTTATTGATCCAGGCTGAACTAGCGGAAAAAAACGATACTCAAGTCATAGAGCAAAGGCAACACGCAGGATTCAGCTCACGGCCACCGCTTGACAATAAGCGATTATTTGTGACTAGAATCAACAATAGTTATCTGGTTAGTCTGGCTGAAGAGGATGGAATTTTAAATGATGACTTATCACCGGGAGAGACACGAGTCTATGGATCAGATGGTGGTTCAATCGTTTGTGAAATATATTTTAAAAATGATGGATCAATTGATATAAGCGCACCAGGGGAAATAAACGTAACGGCACCAAAAGTGAACGTGACAGGCGATGTCATAGCAGATTCAGGGGCAACGGTTATTTCATTAAAAAATCATTTTCATCAAGGGAATCTTGGCTACCCAACAGGAACCCCAATTATGTCTGGAGGTGGATCAACACCGGCAACACCACCGACGACAAATGCAAGCGGTGATATTATCGACGGTAGTACGACAAATTTAAGCACACATACTCATTCTCAGCCAAATGATTCTGACGGCGACACAGAATCAAACACGAGCGCGCCATTATGACAGACATATTCGACGGTGACCCCTTAATAGTCCTGACTGAAAACGGCGCAGAAATGGTTATCAATGGCGGTCAACCAGTCATGGACCAAGGCTTTTTAAATCACAATAATTTCTCCTGGCTGACTGAAGCCGGTCATTGGTCAGACGACATCGAACCAAACGCAGCACGCAGACCAAACGGGGCGCTCATGGAAATAATTAAAAAGAATAGGCCGACTACAAGACAATCATTAATCGACACCGAACGAGCAGCCGAAGCAGACGTTAAAGGCGATGAATACAAAACAGTACAATCAACGGCAACAAATCCAACATCAAATAATATCAATATCAATACAGAATTCACGCCGCCAACTTCAGATCCTTTTAAGCTGAGACTGGAAAGAGTAGGGCAGAACTGGAAATCTCAGATTGAGAATCCACAGAATAAAATACTTAACGACCCGGATATATAAATCATGGCAGAGACAAAAATCCCAGGAATAGCAATATTAAAAAACACCGTGTCTAAAAATTGCAGAAAAAGACCACAAGAAGAATGGATAAATCAAGTTATAGATGGCATGAGAAAACAATTAATAGACCTTGACAAAACATGGGAAAAAGACAGTGATGTAAAATTCCATGCGGTCTTAACAGTCGAATACGAGCGGGACTAATGGCACAAAATTTCCCAGAACTAACACAATTAAAAGCAGCCTACCTGCTTGAGTTTGAGGGCAGAATTAACCAAGAAAGCCCACTGAATAATAAAGCCTTTCTCCGCATCCTGTCATCAGTCCTGGCAATGATAGCCGTACTCCTTCGCGTTGAAATAGTCGGAGCCAGCAAAGAAAATCTAGCGATCACAGCAAGCAGAGCAGGGCTGATTGACATCGGCAACGAATACGATACACCGATTAAAGACGAAGTAAGCGCAATCCTATTGGCAGACTTACCAGCGACAACCGGCACAGTTATTCCCGCAAATACAAATTTCACGTCAGTAGACACAGGCGTTTTATATTTTAACACAACATCCGTAACAGCCGCCGCCGGAGTTGCAGCGCTGTCATTAACAAGTAGATCACCAGGCGTTATCGGCAATTTAAACAACGGGCAAACGCTTAAAATATCGGTACAGATTTCAGGCTCTGAAGAAATCGCAACTGTCACGGACACCGATACACTAGGAGCAGACGCTGAAGATACCGAAGATTACAGGCAACGAGTTCTTGATATTATCAGAGCCCCTGGAGGCGGCGCCAATTCAGCTGATTTCAGGAATTGGGCACAAGAAGAGGAAAACGTAATACGTGCTTATCCATATTCAGGGCTTGAAGTCGCCGGAACCGGTGCCCCACCAGACAGAACAGTTTTTATTGAAGCGGATGAGTCTGTTGACCCCGACGGAATCGCGCCAGCACCTTTGATAGCCTCTACAAAATTAACTATTATAACCGACCCAATTACAGGCCAACACCGACAACCCCTGGGAATTACCAATGACACGCTCGGTGTTTTTTCAATCACAAGAAAATCATTTTTCACGCAAATTGCAGGGGCGACTTTTGTTGGTAGCACAGAGGCAGCGGTAAAAGACGCGATTGATTTGGCAGTAGCTGCATTTTACAAGAGTTTAGAACCTTTTATTCCGGGTCTTGATATTGACACCGATAGAAATGATAAAATAACCGCTCCTGCATTATCTGAAATAATCCAAGGTGTGTTAAAGGCAAACGGGGCAAGCGCACAGACGATAAGTTTCGGGGAGAGCCCTGGTACATTTATTCCTGAGTATATACTTGCCCAGGGCGAAAAGGCAAAAGACGGGGGTGTGAGTTATGTTTAATTCCAATGTCATAAATGGGAGAAAACATGCCTAGTTTCATGCGTAAATTTATAGATTTGGTCTGGTACAAAGGTCCGATTCATGAACCTATTCCGGACGGCAACTACTCAGAACTACGCGACGGAATCGCAAATAATATTGACACGATTAGAGACAGTGTAAAAGCCACCGCTTTCATTCGCAACCCGGAAAAGACGCCAATTTTCACAGATCTTCAGCGAGAATACGGGCAATCAGGCAACGCTAATTTGTCACAAGATGAACAAATAAGATTATTAAAACAAGCTAGATATCGCCGCAGAACGAACGCGACAGACGACGACCTGCAGAAAATACTTGACGATTCCGGTTTTGATTTAACGGTTTACAATAACAGCCCAGACGGACCAGCGATTGATCCAGCAATAATATTAACACAAAATTTTCAAATGCAGGCTCAAAACGGTACAAATTATTATGCCGGAAATACAGAAGCATATGCCGGGAGACTCGGCGGGGTACTCATTGTTAACGGTCCAATATTTACACAGGCACCGGCTTATTTTGGTTGTGGTGATGTCTGGGCTGGCAATGACAATGCACGTGCCGGATATTTTGAAAAGCTTTTTCAAATTCTGATTAAATATGATATTCCGACTGATCCAGATGACTGGCCGCTTGTCTTTTTCGTGGGTGGCGATGCGACTTTTGCGGGTGATGGATCAATATTGACAATAGAGCAGGGGTTTGTCTCGAATGAACAGCGGGAAAAATTAGAAAACATTATTTTACAATTCAAACCGCAGTTTACTTGGTGCGGGTTGGTGGTTACGTTTACATAATTCAACAGACAGTTACAAGGAGTAATCATGGGAATCAAAGCGGAAAATATATTTGCATTTCTTTCAGGCGTTCATCCGGATGCATTGGCAATTAACAGCACAGGCGCAGCGACTCAAGACGGGACTGAATTCATTGCTGAATACCTGAATAATTTTGTTTTGGGTCCGTGGCAAGCTCTTTTCGATTATGCCAGCATCACACCAAACGGTGTTTCTGAAGCGGCGGGGGCTAGTCAGTGGTTGGCAAGCATTGAAAAAGGTTTTGCAGTTGGGCCTGGTAAACTTGTGGGTTGGTTTATTGATGACACCCCGGCGGTGTCAGGTGACAGAGTATTATTATTGCAGGGCCAAGGCGTTTTAATATCTACCTACGGCCCGCTTGACGCAAAAGTCTATGTAGGGAATGCCGCAAACGCAGCGGTTGCAGCTGGCGGCGGTGCTTTTTATCGCTCATCAGATTCAGGCGGGGCAGTTCCTGATATTGCCGGCCCTTATTTGCAACTTCCAGAGGGCAGGGGTTATACATTGAGGGGGCTTGATTTAGCGGCAAGTGTTGATCCCGATGGGGCGAGTAGGTTTTTGGGTGATAATCAAGTTGATGCTATGCAGGGGCATATTCATCCATTAAATATGGGCGCTATTGGGGCAAATGCAACCACGAATGATGTAACATTCTACCCTGCCTCCATAGATACAGTTGGTAATATGTTGTGGAGAACAGGGACAAACGTAGTAAATAACAGGATGATAACAAGCACGACATCTGATGGTGTAAATGGAACACCTCGTATAAATTCAGAAACCCGCATGTCAAACATGTCAATCCATATAGGGATTGGATATTAATCATAGCCACCACAACAGGCAAAACGATAAGGACAATATGAGCCAAAACAAAGATACAATAAAAACAAAAGAAATAGACGGATTCAGAATCATAACAGGTTTTGACCAGCTACCAACTGACACCGCGGCTAGTCTGATAAATTCTGAAGCAAAAATAAAAGACCTGCCTGTGTTTAAAGAGCTTTTGGTGAAGTCTAAAGAGAAAGAGGATCATTTCCGCCGCTCAACACAAGCCAAGGGAATGGCGAAGCTTGCACTTGTAGGCAAGGCGGATGCAGATAAAAGCGAGCAGACCGGTCTGTCAAAAAAGCTGTATCAGGAATATCTGAAACAGGATAAGGAATATAAAGACCGGTTAGGCGCTGCGGGGGTTTGTAATGGTGAGTTGGTTGAGATCAATTTAAGATTGGAGCCGCTGGCGAAAGAGGTCAGGAGATCGAACTTGATATATGCTGAACAGTCCGTTGTCATGGATCAGGAAATTGTTTCTGAATTGTTGTCTTTGTTTATGGCAAAATCAAAAAATGAACAGATTGCAATTGAAACTGAAGAAATAAGGGAAACAATCGAAGAGGCAACAGAAGAAAAAAAAGCAGTTATCAAAATAAGTCATAATTATACTGCTCATTCTGTCGTTCCCGATTTCAGGGGATGTCAGTATTCATATAAGGACAGCGAAGGAATCTGGAACGAAGAGCCTGTCATTGAAAAGTTAGGTTTCACAGTCAAAACAGTTGTTCATAACGACTACGAAGACCAAGCGATTGAGAAAAGAGACATGACACCGGAACAGAATGAAGAAATCAGATTTCAGAAGTTAGACGAAGATGAAAAACTTTCTGAATTTACTCAGAAAAAAATTGTATTGGCGAGCCACGCAGCAGGCATGGAAAATGAATTGAAGTTTGATGGTGATCTTGATTTTGTGAGCAAGGCACAAGCTTGGTATGATTCTGAACTGTTAATTTTAAAAACACTTTACGGAGTTGAATAATGATTGAAGCAATAGCGGAAAAGATTTTATTTTAT